ACCTGTTTTACTTTTACCTTCAACTTGATCACCGTCTATCATGCGATGTGCTGTAGATAATAACTGTGCATACTCTACAATCATTTTTACTACATGCTTATCTACATGCTCTTTGGCACAAATCTCAGGACTTTTATTTAGATAAAATATATTCATTAATAATAACTCACAAGTAACATCATTCTATATAACTTATCACGCCAGATATATTTCATATCATCTGGTGCATTGTAATAAGCCCACTCTAACTTGGAAACTCTTTCCCAAAACACTTTATAAGTCATATTTACCTAGGTTGTGTTTGATGATTGCTTTAACTAATATAGTATAGTTTGGATTCTTTGCATAGTTATTTAACTCGTCAGCCATTTCAAAAACATCACCATTGTTATCTCTGACCTTTCTTAACTCTTCGTATGCCCATAGTTCATTTATTATTCTAACATAATCCATAACACTTTCACATCTAGTATTGTATTTTTTTACACCCCAACCTGGCCATTTAGTCCAAGGTATAGGTAGTAACCATTCACCATCTTCATCATAAGTTCTAATTCCAAATAAATTGTTACCTTCATTTGCAAATCGTGATTTACCCCAACCAGTTTCTAAAGCTGCTTGAGCAATTACTAATTGTTTTGGAATATGTTGTTCTTTTGGTAGGTCATAGTAAATCCAATCAATACAATGATTTAAACTATTTACAAAATTATCTTTTGTGTCAGTTAGTATTGGTGGATATTTTTTGTCTGCTAATGTTTTGTATGAAGCAAAACATATTAATAAAGTAATTATCAATAATCTCATAATTTAACCTCTTTTTTATGTATCACATTTTTAGTAGGTATTACCGTAGTATTACCACCATCACCCATGTCACCTTTTGCATCATAATTAAAGTCACTCATAAGAATATGAACATCTTTATTATTTTTGACTAACCAACCTGTTGATACACAGGTTGCAGGTTTCATAGATTGTATGTCCTTCATTTCTTTCCATGAGGAATCGGACATAATGTCTTCCCAATATACAATATAATATTTGTAATTAAACGGTATCTCAGGAAGAGTAATTTTACTTTTCTTCTTCGCCATTAATATTCTCCAGTAACTCGGACATCATATCAATGAGTATTTTGTGTCCATCTGCCTCATATGAAGCTAGGACATCAACTTCGTTAACCAAATACTCTTGGGTTACCTCAAGATTAGTAACCCTATCTGATAATGAAATATTATATGAAATTGAAAAAAGTGAAATAATTAGTAAAAAAGAAATTACAATTAAGTATACTATTTTTACTGGATCTAAATCTTTTAAATTTAACATAAACACCTCTCCATAATTTATAGTTAATTATAACACATACAAGACCAAAAGTCAAGGTATGCAAAAATCTAGTTATTTCTCATAAAATTGTCATTCCAATTGAATGCTTCTTTTACTAAATTAGAAGTCAAACCTTTGTATCTAGTATTTAGTTTTTTATCCTTTATACTTATCAACAATTTTGCTTCATCTTTGTTTAAACCTTCTAACATTTGAACAAACATTTTTTCTCTTTGAAATTGTTTAATCTCATTATTACCACCTTCAAGAAAGTGATATAATCTATGGGACTCTTGTTTAAGCCATGTGTGTTCAGTTCCTGTAGGTGCATCGTTCTCTTCATAAGGTACATCACCTTCAGGTATTTTCCATTTGATATTCGGATCAAATGCTGCTTTTAAAATCATTCTTAATTCATTGGTATCGTATCTTTTTAATACCTCTATTTTTTTAGGTTTATCTTTTGCATTATTTACCTTTGTAAATATTTCGTGAAAAGATAGTGTAGGTTCGTATGCCATTTTAAAACTCCTGTACTAATCCTGTTAAGTTTCTTAATTTCACCTTTGTAAAATAAGGAAGAATATTTGACCTGGGTGCAGGTTTATTATTTTTATATTCTTCTATTATCATATTCTCCACCTCATCAGGAATAAAGTCAAAATCAATTAACCTTTGATTCCTTTGATAGTTTCTATACTGGTATTCGTTACAAAAATCTTTAGGTTCTGTATCAATCCAATATTCTAACTTCTTTTTATTTATAGGTTGTTGACGGATGCCATTTATAAATGTATCATCAGGTGATAAAAAATTAGGTATACCGTCACTAGTGTCACCTATTAATATATGTTCTTTTATATATCGTTCTGGATTCTCCTCATGTATTTTCTTTTTCTGTATTGGTGAGTATTGAAATACATTAGGATATTTCTGTAGCTGTTTAAAATCTTTATCACTAGATACAATCATGTATGTTTCTTTAAACCATTTAGAATGATCTTTGACTAAACATGCAATTATATCATCAGCCTCAACTCCATCAAAATGTAAAACTTTGTAAGGCATGTTATCTGATATTTCAGTTCTAACCATTGCCATCAACTCAAATATCATATCCCAATCTTTATCATCAGCCTCTCTACCTTTTTTACGATTAGCTTTATATGATGGAAATATTTTTTTACGCCAAGGATCTTTACCATCACAACAAATAACTAACTCACCAAATTCTTCATGAAACATATTTCTATACTTCCTTAATGAATTAAGTATCATATGCCTACATAAATTTATGTCTAGTTTTTGTTTTGTGATTGCTAGTTGGACTGCTATGTTCGATAGCATGACCTGAGAAAAATCAATTAGTATCATCTAATGGTTCACCTTCAAATTCTATATCGTTTTGTTCTACTGGTATTTTGTAATGTATTCTAGCTTGAGTTTTACCATTAGAACCTTTTTCTAAAGTCATCATACTATCAACAAGTGGATGCATAGGGTGTTCTAAGCCACCCAACTTATATACAAGTGATCTCAAGGACTCAACAAAAAAACCAAAGTCTTTCATATGATTATCATTTATTTTATGATTTGTATCCTCAAGGTCTTGTATCATACCCATGATCATATTATCAGCAACAGCATTTGCGTTATCTTCACGCAACTCTAAATTAACTAATTTAGGATCAGTTTTTGTTGTAGTAATTTTTTTACCTGATGGAAATGCTAGTATCTCAGCCATGAACATCGTCAAATTTTAGTAGTCCTTCGTTTAAGAGCTTCTCTCTTAAATCAGTAAAACCACCTATTAACTCATCGTCCCAAGTAATTTGTGGAACAGTTCTAACAGTTTTACCAATCATTTCAAAGAATTGATCAGGTGTCACTTGATATTTGTTGGACAATAGTTCTTTGGCCTGTGTGCAATAATTACAGACAGGTCTTGAAAATACTTTAATTACCGGCTTCGATGTCATTCGTTAAATCCTCTACAGCTACTTTTGCTAGTTCACTACTATTTATCTGTGATTGAGCAGCTATAGCCTTCTCTTCTTCTATTAAGTCATGAAGTTTATTGTATTCACCAATAGGTAATACTAAACCTATATAAACTCTATAGTCACCAGAAGCAGTAGTAAACATTTTATATTTCCATTGTTCGTAACCAGTTATTTTAATATTTTTAATAATATTAATAATAGTGTTATCTGATTCCGATACTACGGACTTTTTACCCTCAGCACCAACTTCAGTTCTAAATAGTGTTGCTTTCTTATTCATTTCACCTGCAATAATATCAGCTATGTCGGCTTTTGCAATCATCATAGCTTTATCTTTTGCAAGCTGTAAGTCAGGACTTGTTGCCGAACCTACACCATAAATGTAATTATGGTCTTTCTTTTTATCTGGGTGTTCAACGAACCATTTTGGTACTTCGTTTAACATTCCTGTTTTATTTAAATCTTCTTGTTTAACTTTTACCGTTTGAGAACAAGCTGTCATAAAAATCATTATTAAAATTAAAATACTATAACGCATTAATCAACTCCTTTATTAAATTTGTAACGGTGGTTCCTATATCAGGATCAATAGTAACAATAAACCCACCTAGTAACATTCCTAATATAAATTTAGTCATTATAACTCCATTGGCCAGTTTCATCTAAACATATTTTTTTAGGAATATAAAAAGCCTGACCTTTTCTTTTTACTTTCCTACAATACTCTGGAATATTATCAGCATTACCATAATAAAATTCTGCAAACAATTCCCAATAAGTAGGGCCTATGTTTCCGTCCCTACAAACCATTTTCTCTTCTAATAAGTTTTCACCATCAGGTGTATATATTTGTTGAATTACACAACCTACTTGTTGTCCTGATACAGTTCTAGCTAATAATAAAACTGATATTAGTATAAGAGTAATTATTAAATACCTTCTATAATTATTGAAGTCCATATCTACCTACCTCTTTTATAACTTGCCATCTACCATCAGGTAATTGACATGCTGTTCCGAACTCAACTGATCTATGTATTTTATCCATAGGATAAGGATCTGTTATATTTACGGTTGAAGAATAATCCGAACACTTAAAACCGTTATGTATGTATGATCTAGATATTTTGATTATGCCAGAATTACCTGACTTGTTATTGAACCAATTATAATAACTTTGTCCATTAGGTGCCTGATTAAGTGCATCAACAAACTCTACATTATTAGTATGCCAATCTGAACTAGTACAACTCATAACAAAAATTGAAAGTATTAGAATACTACAATAACGCATCCAGTTCTTCTTGTGTTAATGGTTTCTCTTGGTCAACTTGACCAACAGGATCAACATAAGACTTTGCCCATGTTTCATCATCTTCCTCTTCAGGCTCTTGAACAGTTTTACCTGGCCATGGTTTATTTCCAGACCATACCTCAGCAAGGCCATCCCAGTTTATATTTAAATGTTTAGTGGTGCCTGACATTCTTTTACAGAATGCTGCCTTCTCTTCATTTGTTTCAAGTTTTTGAAACTCACTATATATTTCACTTTTTTCCATGATATTATCTCCCTATATCTTTTATGTTTGTTTTTGATATTACTTGGTACCCACCTTTATTGTAAGCAGGTGCAACAGTAAACTTTTTGCTCTCTTCTAATTTATAATTAGAAACAGGTTTTGTACCACCAGTACCCATTTTAGGTTCTGGTAAAGTTACATTCTTTTTCTCTTTTGTTTTTTGATATTCTTTTGATTCCCACCAATTACCAAACGCTCTAAACTGATCTCTATCAATTTTTCTGTTTGGATCGATACCTAATGATTTGAGATACTTTTTTTGCTTCTCGACAGCAGCATAATATGATTTAGATTTGACAACCCTCTTAAATCGTCTTGGGCTACTGTTATGTGTGTAAATTAATGCCATAAGAGTTCTCCATTATATACCAAAACGATATATTTGTCAATAGCTGATTTTTGCCCGATTTTACTTGGTATAAACATACAGCAGCAACTCTATATACGCATTGACAGGCTCTT